TTCTCACCAGTATCGTCCTTGACACGTACATTAGTAGCAAGATCAGGAGTATCTTCTTCTGGCTTAATTAGCGGTGTTTTTCTTAATGTAATGTTCAATGCTTTTGTGTAGACTTCAGAAAGGGGACCAGTCAGGATAACGCTGTCCTTAATACCTTTACTATCATCATAAGTAAAGCCGTCTTTTAATCGACCATTGGTGTCTTGGCCTTGTTTAACTTCGGAATAACCGTATTTGTTAGAATTGCAGCTAGCGCATTCTTCTAGTGCGGACTGAATGAGTGACATGATTTAAAAACTCCTGTTATCTAAAGCCACCGACTTGTGCTCGGATTAATCGTTCGTATGATTCTCTATCGTTCATGTAGGCAACTTTACGCCAGATGGTACGTAGGTATTCATTATATTGTTCTCTAGCGTCTGAATAAGACTCTACTATCTCACGGAAGGAGCCTAATTCAAAACCGCCTTTGACTTTACCCTCATCTAATGGAACTTTATAAGCATTATAGATGTAGGCTTTTGTACCTAGCACAGCTAGTTCTGTAAAGTCTAAGATGGAGCCGATTTGGATCTGAGACATCGAGGCGTCATAAGCTAAAAGGCATCGTAAGAAACCTGTAGCTTGTACTCTTGCGGTATCTCTGACCATTACTGTGTTCTCAGCTACGAGTTCCACTCTAGCTGTAGACGGCATAACAATCGTATTAGCAGAGTTGAACAAAGCTTCTGCTGCCTGTCCATTAGAAGTGATACTGCAAGGATCGTAGATAGCTGTTCTGTTATAAGCTGACAGAGTAGCCGCATCCATATATGAAATACTTAGCACTGCTAAGATACTTCTGCCTTGAGTTAAGTTCTTTGGAATGTGGAAGATTGTTGTGTATTCATCGCTAGCATCTCTAGGAAGACTATGGGTTGGTATAATTACCTCCGAGCCTCCTACAATGTTAGCATCAACAAATACCTTAGGTCTAATTACTTTATTTAGGATCTGTTCATCGAGATTTACTGAGGCTGGCGTCCACGAAAAGGTAAGTGGCTTAAAGACCTCCGTTAAAATCTCCCTTGGTATCGCAAACTTTATTTCAAAGATTGCTCTATCAATTGGGTTTAACTGCATAGCTTAACTCCATATTAAATTCATTCAACCATATATCATTGAGTCGAGCTTAAGAGCTTTTCAAGTCAATGATCCACTCTCTTTAAAGGGGTTTTAAAATGATTCGACAATTTCTATTAATCGTTAGTCTAGTATTCATTCAGATCACCAGCGCTTACGCGTTCGATCCAGTACGAGTGAATAATAGATTAATAACTAGTGATTGGATTCCTACAGTCAATAAGAACATTAGTAAAGCTCAGGCTGAAACTATTGTCCTACATGTCTTCAATGAAGCCAAAAGACATAAGATTGACCCATTGCTATTGCTCGCTATTATTCGGTCAGAATCGACCTTCAATAGTAACGCACGATCAAGCGAAGGTGCACGAGGTTTGATGCAAGTATTGCCTCGTTGGCACAAGGATAAAATCCGTGGTCGAAATATTAACGACGTTGGAGTAAACATTGAAGTCGGTACAATGATTATCAATGATTGCCTCAAGAAATACAACGACAATGTAAATCGTGCCTTAGGATGCTACCTGGGTGGCTCTAGCGGTAAGTATGTAACGAAGATCTCCAAGACTCATCGTGAATTGAAACAAACACTGGCAACCCAAATGTTTGTGAGAGAGCAACCTATTACTGTTTTGTCTGACTTCAATAAACCAAGACAGTATCACGCACAACTTGCTGAAATGGAATACCGCTATCTCACGCTTGCTCTCAATAGCGGATCACCGGATATTTAACATGCTTACACTCAACGAAACGTTAGAAGACTCTCATGAATTAGCTGATGCCTTTTACAAGGCTATCAAGGAATGTCCTTTTGAAAAGAATAAGGATCTGACTGGATGGGCCGACGCAAAGATACTGTTTGACATTGTTGCTAAACATTATCTGATTGAAGAAGGTAAACACACTGTGATCCTCGACAAAAAGATTACTATTCAAGATCCTGATCCTAAGATCAGTGATGACATGAATTCTTATCTGGTAGTCGAACTACTCACGTCAGTTTTGACTGGTCGTGTAAGATTGATTCTTAACTTCCCTGTCAGTTATTAATCGGCATAAAAGAGTGCCCTATGGCACTCTTTTTTTGTGTGGTTTTAAAAAGTTTACGACAATATATCATAAGTGTGTGTAGTAGCGACATAAACATTTGAAAGGGTAACATGTCCGACATTATGAATCCAATCACTGAAGAAGATCTGACTGATCAAGATGTTCGTACCAACGAAGTCTTGTTGTCTCCTCCGAGCTTTGCAATGATTCGTTTCACGTTCTTCCTGGACGTACAAAGCACCACACTACATTTCAGTGATGATGTACTTCCTAATGAGAAACATTGGGGCGTTATTGTCAAATCGAAGTGGACTCGTGATCCCGTGGTTGCGATTTGTGTGGCTGAAGAATCTGTTCTGAAGGCTGCTCTGGACATGGTTCAGAAGAATCCTGATGCGATCCTTCAGATGAACGAAACCACGATTGTCTCGGAACCAATCACACAGACCGATGGTAGCAAGGCCATTCGTGTTCTGCAATCTCTGACTGTGACCAATAGTTTCTTTGGCCACGGCATCGAGTCTATTGAATACAATGAACTCGATCAAGATCAACTGACTGATCTGCTCAAGATGAACAACAATATCGTCAAGGAGAAGTTGTCCGTCGAAGAAGCAGTTGAAGCAGAAGAATCTGCCGAGGAACTCATTCCTGGTAATAACAGCGAAGAGAACGCTTAATAATCTCAAATCGTTATATCCACTTTTCTAAGGAAACAAAAATGGTAAAAGGTATTATGAATGTATACGGATGCGGGGATTATGGAAAACAAGGAACTAGTAACTACTCTTAGTAGTAATCTACCTGTACAGAGTCCCACGATAACGAGAAAAACTCATTCTCATCCTGGGGCATATGCTTTAGTTCACGATAGCTCTCAAAAAGCTTACGTTGGTAGCACGGAAAACATTTATGCCCGTGTTAATAAACATAAGAATGATCTATTGAACAATAGGCATAAAAATAGGAATCTTCAAGAAGCGTTCAATGCTGACCCCTCATTCACTTTGTTTGTCCAAAAGACAGATACAGTGGAAGAGGCTATAGATAAAGAACAAAAACTTCTTGATGTATTACTTCCCGGTGGAAAGCTTCTGAACATATCGCCAGATGCAAGAGTTCCTTGCAAAGGTGTGGAAAAAACAGATGAACAGAAGCAGAAATTAAGGGATGCTAATCTACTCCAATTCTCTTCCCAGGAAGCTAGAGATCGCCATAGTGAAGTAAGTAAAAAACTTCATCAAGATCCCGAATATCTAAAGAAGAAGCAAGAAGGAATGGATAAGATAAATAAGGAAGAGCGGAAAAAGAAAATCAGCGACACCTTAAGAGAGAAATGGAAAGACCCTGTGTATAGGGCAACCATGATCTCAGCTCGACGCAACAGAAGTTCAACAAATTAGGATTTGAAATGCAAAAAGGTAAAATGAACATATATTCGTGTGGCGGGGCCGGAATTAATATCGGTCGCCATATCGCAAATCGTTCTCAGGAATTCAATTCTGAAGCGTTTGCAGATCGTGAGATCTTCTTTCTGGATACTTCGGCAAGCAATCTGGGTGGTCTGACCTCGAAAGATCCGAACGTCTACATTTACGAAGATGCAGATGGTGCTGGTAAGAATCGTCGCCATGTGGCTAACGTCATCATGGAAAACGTCAATCCAGTTTTGCTCAAGTTCAAGCCTGCTGAGATCAACATCGTCATCGCTTCCAATAGCGGTGGTTCTGGTTCTGTGATTGCACCGAGTCTTATCAGTGAATTGCTCTCTCGTGGTGAGAACGTCATCTTCTTTGGCGTAAACAGCTACGAAGATCGTAAGGCTTTGGAGAACGTGATTGCGTCCATGAAGACGTATGAATCGATCTCCAAGCTGCGTGAGAAGCCCGTGGTGGCGTGTCTCTTTGAGAACACTCCTGAGTTGTCTGAGAACGCTGTTAACAAGCGTATCTCTGATAACGTGATCATGCTCTCTGCACTGTTCTCTCGTAACAACGAAGGACTGGACACGCAAGATCTGCGTAACTGGTTGAACTACGATAAGGTGACTGGATTCAATCCTTCCTTCTCTCAACTGGTTATCCAAATTGGCGAGGTGAACAAGAGCCCTGAACATCATCTGATTGCCTCGGCTGTGTTGTCTCCTAGCCGTGACAACCACAAACCCTATGGTTTCATGGTGGACTATCAGACGGTTGGTTATTTCGATCAAAAGAAAACCAATGACCAACTCAACAATGAGCCGGTCAACTATCTGATTTACGATGGCACGATTGAAGCAATGTTCAAGAAGCAGCAAAAGATGCTGCACGATATGGACGAAGAAGCACAAGCACGCACTAAGAAGCGTAGCATTCTCAGCAGCGGCGATAAGGCTGAGAGTAACGGTCTGATGTTCTAATAGTCAAGGAGCTACTACCTACGGGTAGTAGCTTTTATGACTGATTATTTTATCTTTATTCAACATATAGAATGTTTAAAATTTTACAAGCATTTTATATATTGTGTAGAGTAGGGGCTTTATGACAATCCCATACTTTTGAAAGGGTATAAATGTCGTATATTCTCATATCCAATGTGGGAACTTTGTTGTGTAAATATAAACCTATTGTCGGTAACGAGTTTAGGGATATTCTTGCTATTGTGAAGCAACCCACGGATAGGTTTGATCTGGGTAGTTGGTTCGAGTGGTCGTTTAATCATATTTTGAAAGAACGTTTCTTTATAGAAGTAAGAGGCCACTCAGACATTCCCACATACCAAAACATCTTTAGCGCCATCGAACCTGAGTACATGAGAGCATTTATCTATTGTTTAGATCAGAATGCCAATATTCTCGATAGGCTTCCACAGAACCTAACAGCAAAAGCAGTGCTATCAAATGAAAACGTTATCATCGCAACAACTGCTAAGATTGATATCTAGGAACAACAAAATGATTATTCAGAATCCGATGGAGTTCTTTAAGATACCAGAGCATGTTGTTATCATCAACATCGTAGATATCGTCAATCGTTTTACAACGATGATTGAAGACTATGTCATCGAAATGGAACCCGCCTACATCACGAACAGTGGGGGTAAGGTTATTATTAAGAAGTCAGATAAGCTCCTCGATTCTAAAGGACAAGAAGTAGCTTTTGAAGATTTCTTGAAACTCGACGGTGACTATCAACAAAATGGCAACCCCATTGTGTTGAATTCAGCTAACTCCAGGAAGAACTATCGACTCAGAACCAAGACTGCTATCGCTACAGAGATTCTAATTGCTTTCGTAAAGGATGACATCTCTAAGCGTTCTAACTGGGAAGCAGTGTATGATGTCTACGAAGCTATCGAGCCCTATATTGATAGAAAGTACGATGTCAATGATGTCTGTGGTTACATTGTTGAACGCATCGACCCTTTTATCAGATCGATCATCGACCATTATCATGGAAAGGATTGGAATATCCATGAAGTGGAATACGATGGCTTCCGACTGACACTAAAGCGTTTCGGTGATTGGCGTGCTTACATGTGGAATCAGCAGCAGTATGACATTCAACAACAGCAACTCAGTGAACAACACGAATGAGCGCTGTTACATCATCAATCTGCGTGTAGCAGAAGACCATGTAGCTGCCTATGTTCGTAGAAAGTGGGTGAAGGAAGGTGTTGATCACAATAACCTCATCCACACTGTCCAAACACACCTAGAGAAGTTTGTCTTTGGAATAGCGCAATCAATTGGTAAGTATTATTCTCCAGTTGAATCATTACAACTTGTCGAAGATATCTCCGGTATAGTGGAGATATTCACCGTACAGTATTCTGTCCATAATGGTGTTAAACTAGAGGATGGTCATTTACAGGCTCAACACTTAAAAAAGATGGTTGAGGATTATATTCTTCAACAACTATCTGCGGCAATGAGTAACCATGGCGATTTTAACCCAATTATCAAGAGATACAGCGCTCGTCCACAAAATGACAAAGGATTCCTTTTCTGCTGTTGAACGAGGATCGCATACTTTCTCATTATCTGTAGGTGATTTCGCCTATGTCTTTGAGAGTGCTGAACAAGGTTTCTTTGCAGCACTCAGGAGAAACTACAGTTTCTGGCATCTATTCTACTATGCGTTGGAATGTCATACACTGGATGACTTCATGACCATCATGGATGATGAATTAGATTATACTCTGGATTTCATTAGTATAGACAATAGTGTCTTGTACTTGGCTTTGGAGTATTTCTATCAAATGTTGTTTGATCGATATTTGATGCCAGTTTTCACATTGTTGAATCTGGAGTTCGACCATAATAATCGAATCAAGGTTCTAGGCAAGGAAGGATTAGTCGTATGGCTAAGTGTAAATTGATCTTTCGTAAGCTGGTATTGGATGATAAAAAATCCACTGCTGTAATGAAAAGTTTACTGGACGCTATTGATATCTTTGAAAACTCAGGTGGTTCTACAATTGACCGAGATGGGTTTTTGGATGCACTGGTCGATGGTATCAATATCTGTAAGGTAAACAATGCAATTCAGATGACATATTTGAATTGGCTTATCTACGATAGCATTCAAGTACTTGAAGGTTTTAACGACAACAGTTACGATGATTTGGAAAGTGTAACTCGTAAAACTCTCACGTATTTGATGAAACTTATTGAAGCTAACCCTGTAGCCAGTAAAGCTTACGTAAGTTTCGAAGATATATCTTCTGATGGTGAATTAACCTTAATTCTGGAAGATCGTGAAATGAATTATAAAGGTAAAATAGATAAAGATGTGAGGGAAATGTTCTTAGAAACCAATACTGGAGAACACATGAACGTATCTCTTCGTGAACATCTTGCAATTCTTGGTGAATTGGACAATCGTTTTGATGGACTGTTAGATTATCCACAGATTATCATGGATATTCTCAATCGACTTGATAGGAAGATTGAGGGCAAACGCGATATTAAACGTGCCGTAGCTGGTATCAATCTGAATGATTATCTGCTGCGTGAAGATCTCGTTGTGAATGATTACAATGGAGATGAATACAACAAGAACAACATGGAACTTCTAGTAGCTTTGGCAGCAAAGCTGATGGAGACAATGGTTGCTCTTCAGATCCATCGCAATGATCGAATTTGCTATGTACCTCTTCCGGTTGATGCGGCTGGCATTTGTGTATTCATTGAAGAGCCTTACATCGGAAACATAAATGTCAAAGAAATTGGTCTCTTTTAGTCCATCAGAAGCCTTTGCCATCATTAACGATATGACAAGGGCCTCTGGTGTGAGTATTCCTTTCAGAGCTGTAAACGAAATGTTAGTGTATCTTGTCGAGAACATGGACAAGAACATGGCATACGCTAGCAGCTTTTGGAACATCAAAGCACTCACTAAGTTTGCTGTAGACACTGGAACATTACCGAATGTAGTGAAACTTACTGAGCAACAATTAAATCTTGTGATGAATATGTTGCAGCCAGTAGGTCTGGCTTTGTTCGGTATCATTTACCATAATAATCTTTTCAAGGATGAAGGCAAAGACACCTTCCCCTATATTGTCGTCGATGTCAATAACGGAATGATTATCTTGGAAGAGGATACCATTTAAAAGGAATTTCAAATGGGCACTTTAAAGAATGGTTCCAAGTATACGTTTGCCACGATTGCTCCAGCAATCTTAGGTCACAATTTCAGAAACATGGTACTGGAAGGTGAACTCAGTTACCGTCTAGCTGCTAGAACGTATCCAGTCGATACGACTGCTGCTGCGGTAGCTGCTTATCTTCCAGAAGGTATCAGTCAGGATCAAACTACTTACACCTATTACCTCTTTAGGTCTGAGGATAGCGGTAGTGATCTGTTGATTGCGTCCGAATGGATCAGAACTGATTCTATTCAAGAGAGTCTTGATACCTATCAAGATATTCGCATCCATGGCGCATCTCAAAAGGACATCGCCATTATCAAGAACATTTTGGGGTTGGCTGGTTTCAGTACAGTGAGTGTTCTCTCCACCTAACCGTTAGGAGATTTGTTTGTCTAACTCAACAGGAGGCATCATGCTTAGTAGATATTAGTTAATCTAGGAGCATGTATGTCAAGAACTATCCGCCGTATTCATCCTCGTCACCAAAAGCGGTACTACAAGGATTACAACATCGTTAAAGAGATCGAGCATTTCGGTGAATTTTACGATGGTAATTTCTGTTACGCTACTCACTACTTGAACGTCGAGGGTTTCTACGTTGAGAACTACAGACGAGATCCCGGTCTGATCGTTGCTTTGAAGAAAGCTCAAGCAGCTAACGATAAGGATCTCTGGGCTAGACTCAATGGGGCTGGTCCCATTGATCTCAGAGGTTGCAAAGGCTACACTGAGTACGAAAAACGTGCTTGGCGTCAGTCCTTCAAGCAAAACAAAAATGTCGCAGATTACGAAGATTGGGATTATGTGAAGTACCCCAAGTTGCGTTCATTCACCTGGCGTCAATACTAATATTAGGGCAGCCTCAGGGCTGTCCTTTTATGTTATTTATTTTCTTTTGAAAAAATCCTATATACTATGTATTGAAAAAAGAAGAGTTCTAAAGACCCACATTCGATATGCACCCGTAATGGTTCCTCGTCCATTGCAAAGGGTCTTTATGTTAAGAGGTAGACAGAGCTATAAATAACTTTCGGTGGATTCGAGTCGTTGTTCCTTTACCACCATAACGTCAGGCGAAGACGTATTAGAAGTTATTAAATAGTTTCCACTAATCGGTGTAAGGTGGAACCTGTAAAACAAAAAGGTGCATATTTTGTTGTTGTGTTGTTGAAGCGAGAGGGTAGGGGTGGCCATTGGGCTGCCCCTACCTTTATGCCGCGTCTTTTTCATTTTGTAATTATTATCAGCTAGTTCTATCCTTTGTGTGAAGTAGAAAGGTAGAAAAAAAAGATGTCTTCGGAATTTAACAATCCATTCCTGCTCCCTGCTGAGCACTATACTCGTGATATCAGTCCAGTTAAACATTACGTTGAACAGGCCGCGCACTTCCTGCATACCACTAAGGGTATTGAACTGGGCAAAGCACGAGAGCTAGTAATTGAGAAGATCAAGAATCGTGAATTTCCACGTATGCGTGATCCGATGGTCACTTATTTGTATCGGGATGAAGACACAGGAGATCGCCGTATAGAACGTATTTCGCTGAGCAGGTATATTGGCGAAGTAATCAAGAATCGTGAAATCATGGCACCCACCATGACAACCTATATGCCGCCAGATAAACGTCATAGTATTCTGGCACTGGACATTGACGATAAGGTTAAGCAACGTGGTGTGGCTAAGAAAGCCATGTTTGCAGCAGAAGCTCGTGGTGACAAAGTTCGTCAGTTCTTTGAGAATATTACACAAAAGGGAACCAAACTTCAAAACAATAGTATTAGTGGTGCACACGCTACCCCTAGTAATCCATTGTTTAATCCATCCAGTCACAGTACTCTTACTAGTAACTGCCGTATGACTAGTGGATATGGTAATGCAAACAACGAGAAACTACTCTCAGGTAATCGCCATTACTTTAACTTCAATATCATTCTCAATAACATCGTCAGTATCACAAGCCATTCTGACTATGCGAAGATTGCAGCGGTTATTGAAAAATACAATCTCCATGTACCAACAGTAGATGATGTAATGGATTGTATCATCTACAGTGCATCTTTGTACGGTTTAGATATGAATCGCAATATGTTGAGAATTCGCTCCTATGTAGAGAAGCTCAATGGACTGCAACGTGCCGCTTTTGTCTACACTGGAGACTTGCACCACATTAAGAAGCACAATGAAGCGTTCATGCGTAACCTGATTACGCGTTTGATCTCTAAGATTGAGGATCAACGAATTGATGATGCAGTGAAGGTTGTAAAGACTCTTAACGAAGACCACGTCATCGTTGCTCATCAGATCTGTAGTGTTGAGATGGAAGGTAAGGGTATAGACTATAAAGCTATTGAAGGTACTAAGGAACTTAATACCCTGGCAGCTACTAGTCTGAATGTCAGTAAGACTATCCATGACTTTACAGATTTCATTGAAGCATTCTTGGTAACCAAGAATATTCCTGCTGCTACGCCGTACTTCCCAGATAGTATTCGACGTGCTGCTCTAATCAGCGACACAGATTCTACCATTTTCACGGTTAAGGATTGGCAGATTTGGTATCATGGTAAACTGGGTTTCCACCCAGAAGCTATTGCAGTTGGTGCTATGATGGTATTCTTGGCTAGTCAGTCAATCATTAATGTACTGGCTATCATGTCTAAGAACGCTGGTGTAGAAGATGCTCGTCTTCGCCAGATTGCGATGAAGAATGAATTCTATTACCCTGTTATCGTTCCTACTAAGGTGGCTAAGCATTACTTCGGTGTGGTTAGCTGTCAAGAAGGTAACGTTTATACGGAGGAGAAATATAAGTTCGACATCAAGGGTGTTCACCTTAAGTCATCCAATGCACCTAAGCATATTAACGACGCTGCACAGAAACTGATGAAAGATATTCTTTATACAGTTCGTAAGGGTGAACTGATTAAGATGGAAGAGAAACTCAAATTCGTAGCAGATATTGAACGCGATATTTATAAGGGTATTGCTGATGCCGATACGAAATACTTCCGTCTGGGCGAAATCAAAACCAGTGAGTCGTATACCAAACCTCCTATGGAATCCAATTACATGCATTATCTGCTATGGAAAGGTTGCTTTGCTGATAAGTACGGTGATTTTGGTGAACCACCTTATCAAGTGCTGCGTGTGAAGACCACATTGGATACTCCTGGTGCAACTAAGGAATGGCTGGACTCTATGGAGGACAAGGTATTGTCTAAACGTATCTCGGGCTGGCTTCATGCTAACAATAAGGAATCTATTCCTACAATGCAGATTCCGCTTCAAGCGGCTGCTGGTAAAGGTATTCCTAAAGAGATTCTTGCAGCAATCGATACTCGTGAAATGGTGGTGAATCTTTCTAAGGTTTTCTATCTTATTCTTGAAACATTAGGTTTTCATTTCTTGAATGAAAAGAAAACAACACTTATCAGCGATTACTATTAAAGGTATCAAAAATGGCGTTGAAGAAACGACAGAAAACAGACTACATTGTCATTCATTGTTCCAAGACTTCCCAAACAGAGGACATTGGTATCAATGAACTTAAAGCAAAATTTATTGACGAGGGATGGTCGGATATTGGTTACCATTATGTTATCAGACGTGACGGTACACTGGAGGAGGGCCGTGAGGTAGAATCTGTAGGAGGACATCTCTTTGGCTGGGATAGCGTTTGTTTGGGCATTTGTTTGATTGGCGGTATTGGGCCTAATAACAATAATACTGAAACAACTAACTACACAGAAGCTCAAACGAAGACTTTGATCGAACTCTTGGTCAAGACTAAGAATTTGTATCCTACCGCACAGATCGTAGCACCGTTTGATTTTCCTGGTGTACGCGATAGTAGCCCATTCTTTGATGTAAAGGAATGGCTGAAAACTATTCCTGAACTTAATAAAGGATAACTATGTTAAACAGTGATCTTAATTCAATTATTGCTAGTCAAAATAACAACCCTGAAATATTCGGTAAAGATTATTACATTGTTGAACGTGAGAAGGATGGTACTATCAAATATGTCCATGCCTTTGGTACTAAACATAGACCTTACTTTGAATATATCAAGGTAGCTGACGGTAAGATCTTCTTAGATGGTCGATCTTATTTAAATGATGTAATCATGCTACTTGGTTATTCCGATAAAGACGAAGTACTTGATTATCTTGTCACAATGGCCAAGTTGAACGATCAAAGTCACAATGTTACGAAAGTATCCACTTTCGAAATCCTTGATCTCAAGAAGATGTATTAACTAAAAGGTATCCTTCGGGATACCTTTTATGTTGTATTAATTCTAAATAAAAAACTTTCAGCAATATATAGTAAAAGTGAGCTTAGAATCATCTAAGCTTATTTTTCAATCCGTTTAACGTGTGATGAACGTTAAACACTTTTAAGGAAACTACATCATGTCCAACCACTTTGAATACACCGGCCGTGACCTCGCTGTGATCACTGCTGCCAGAATCTGGGAAACATTGTCCCTCAATGAGTTCCACGCTTATCATTGTGATCCAGTAGACGATATTACCACCCTCCCATTCTCTAATACAGTATGGGAAGAACGTGAGATGTTTGTTTGTAGTCTCAATGGACTATGGATGAACACCGCTTGGGTATTGCATCCAAATGGTGGTTATTCCCGTGTTTTTATCAAAGACGGTAAAGTTTTTGTCAGTCAAGACGTTACACATAATGGGGATTTCTATAAAATCTTCTCGGCGTAATTACATCATAAAAAGACTCCCCTTTCGGAGAGTCTTTTTTTTTGTTTATTTGATCTTCATTGACAGAAGCATCAATTGTGTTTTGACTGAAGCAAACTCTGTATTGACTAATACTTGATCTAAAATAGAATCACGTTCATTACGTTTAATCAATCGATTGATATAATTGATTGTATCTGCATTCTTAGTTTTACCGTTGTTGGGGTTGATATTGATGAGGAAATCAATAGCTTTCAGACGTGCTAAGAACTCAGAACCAGCAATCTGTCTTCTAGGAGCTTGCTCTGGTAATCGAAGTAGTTCCTTAAAATTCATCTTAGTAACACAAGGAAATGTTCTAAGAATAGTATTAAAGTCTAAATCAGTTTGTTTTACATAGTCTACAATCTCTTCAAGACAATTATCTACTTTCTTATCATAATCAATAAGAGTAAAAGGATGTCTAAACTGTGGTTGCCCCATCGGAGCACCCATAGCGAGATTAAAGACTCTATTAAAGATACAATGATCAAGATGACTATACAGCATATTAGGCAACACATACATGTGTACAAAGACACTTGTAGGTGATGCTGTTAAACTGTCCTTAATACGCTCGTACTGCTCTTTTACGAAACATCTATACTGAACTACTAAGGCAGGTAGATTAATCTCTATACAGGCTAATCCACCTTCATCTGAATATGCTTTACCATTTGGTAATAACAAACTAAGATCACTTTTAGGATGCGTCACTACTTTGACTGCTTGAACGTTCTTCCAATCTTTTTCAATCTCGTAAGGGTTCACAAAGTCATTCGTAACCATGATGATTTCTTTAGTGCCTTCTCCATAGAAGACGCCATTAAAGATATCACCTTTATATACTGAGCTAGATAACTTGAAATGCATTCCCACATGTAGGGCTTTTGCCTCAATCAAGTTGTAGAGTTGTTCTATGTCTCTATCGAAAGAGACACTTATAGAAGTAAGGATTCTAGCGATCAAGTGATTACCCTTGACAGCGAATCTTCTATTCTGATAGTAATCGATAGTTGTCTTCAGATTTCTATTCAGACCAGATCTCAAATACTTCCAATCAGGATATGAACTAATACCCGTACTAATATTAGTTAGGTTATTGAAGATAGTCTGCATCTCTTCTCATTTTCTAAGTGTGAACTGCAAAGAGTTAAATTAACATACGATTTAGAAAAGATTGCAGTAATGTAATTTTTACTGTTTATCCCTGTATATTATGTAGCTTAACTAAGTAACTGTTCCGAACAACAACCGGAACAGAGTTAACCCTACTATGTTGCCCTATGTCCATTACGAGCTTAAACACTGCGAAAAAAGTTCGTTTTGAAAAAATAACGGCAATATATCATTCATGTGAGGATACAGTAGTAAACTCGCTTCAATCAACTTTCTAGAAAGAGTAATCGAAAATGGCAGTCCAAAAGAACAGTGGCGGCGAATCTATGCAAGACCAACTGAAAGGCGTAGCGGATCAAATGCAAAGCAACAATTCTCAATTCCAAGCTGGTGCCGCTGCTCAAGCTGCACAGCAAACCACTGGCTTCGATGGTATCTCTGATATCTTCGATCTGGATAACAGCAACAGCCTGCTGGGTGGCTCCACTGGTGACATGGTCGCCAAACTGATGGAGAAGACCGAAGCTGATATCAAGATCATGGAACAACGCCACAAGGTGGTGAAGTTCGGTGTTCTGCCTGTTGACCGTGAAGCGAACCAAGTGCACGCTTCGGCTGTCATTTTGACCGCCATCGACGCTGAATATCCTCGTCTGGGTATTCTGGCTCACGTCATGATTCTGGAAGGTACTTCCCCTCAGGAAGACCCCATCAACGTGACCATCCAAGGCCACGCCGGTCAACCCACTCGTACCATCTCGGTGCCTGTGATGACTTCGGCTGTCTGGGACGATGACTATCACGAAACCGTGAACAAGGTCATCAACGAAGCTAATGGCTTCGATCCTAGCAATCAACCTCTGATTGCTGGTGTGACGGTGATTCCTCGTAACTTCGACCTCGAAGACAAGGAAGCTTTCGCCAAGATGATCCGTAACGTGTCTCACTCTCTGGTGACCGAAATCGCTAAGAGCCGTATGACCGGTAAGCTGGTGCTCTCCAAGCCTAGCGATGACAAGTACATCGCTGCAAACGTGAGCTACAGCAACCGTCATGTGAAGGATTCGGTGGGTCTGCCTCAGCGTTCTGACGTGGTGATCACTCTGAACGAAAACACCAAGCGTGCTAACGCTAACCGTCAGTCTCTGAACGGCAAGCTGCGTGCTAAGCGTGAACTGGGCACCATGACCGGTTTCGTGGACTTCTTCTGGAATCCTGTTGCACCTGTGCAGCAAGGTGGCATGTTTGGTCAATTCGGTCAACAACAAATGCCTACGCAGAAGTACACCCCTGCCTTCATCATCCGTTCGCTGAAGACTCCCGTGGCTGGTGTCATCGAAGCTCAGCTTCTGATGCTGTTGGCCGCAGGTGCTGTCGGTAAGCAAAACGAATGGGTCAACTCTCTGGTGAGCAACTGGAGCGAAAGCCGTCGTGAAGAAAACAAGAACCGCATGAACTTCCGCGATGTGGGTGCACTGAATATCGAAGGCAATCTGCCTCTGGGTGGTCAGCAATCTACTAGCAAGTACGGCGCTCCTGTGAACACTATCGAAGATAGCTTCACGCAGGAAAGCTTCATGCAGTACCTGGGTGCCATCGTGCGTCCTGAACTGCAATGGGCTCTGGACATGCCTATCCTGGGTGCTGAAAGCTGGTACATGGACCGTTTCTTGGATTCGGCCAAGCACAACAAGCCTAGCACGCAAGTGATCTACAACGCACTGAACGACATGACCAATGGTCATTTCGAAGTCTTCTTCCAGAAGCTGGGCGGTGGTGATCTCTGGCTGGGTGATGCAGTGCCTTACCACACTGGCTACTACTACGGTGAACGCGATGAACTGCGTGACCTGGCTGATATCGATCTGCTGGCGGTGATGAACCGTCTGGGCGTGAGCGATCCTTCGGTCGGTGAGCGTTGGGCTCGTACCTGGGTTCCTTCCAAGGACAACTCGGAAGTGCTGCTGGACGAACGTCTGAGCATCATCACCGATGTGCTGGGTGGTAAGAGCTACGTTCTGACTGGTTGGGGTGCTCGTAGCTTCCTGAACCCGAACGTGATTGTGGCTCTGGGCCACGCTGCGGCAGAGAACGGTTTCGAGGCATCCCTGGTGACGCCTTACGCAAACAACGTGAACCTGCAACAACGTGCAACCTTCGATTTCAACGGTGTCTCCGGTGCTCGTTCTTCGAGCTTCGACGGCGTCTTCCAAGGTCGTGGTAATGCCCAAGGTTTCGATCAGAACTTTGGTCAGTTCGGTGGCTTCAGCAGCCGCTTCCAGTAATCTGGTCTAAGTAGAGAGAGGATGCCTTCGGGCATCCTCTTTTTATGATGATCTTTTTTTGCTTAAATAAAAAAATCTTGGCAATATATAGTAAAAGTGAACTTAGAATCATCTAAGAAATTTTATCCGTTTATTAGCTGGTAACTAATGAACACTTTTAAGGAGAAACACCATGGATAATTCTACACTTTTCGCTTTTGCTAACACTGTTGGTCAGCGGGCCGGTTTGGTTTCAATTGAAACCCAAGCCGATCAGAAAAGCATCGATACTGCTAGAAGCCTGACATCTGATAAATCGGATTTGGCTACTGCGATGGTCTTGGTTGCAAGAGGCTATGCCAACGGTATCTTCGAAAGCAAAGCAGACTGCCGCTGCTTTGCTATATTGGCTGGTCGGATTCTTTACAATCATCGTCAAGGCGATAAACCCACTATTGATGATGTGGATTTTGAATGCCAAGTCCATATGTACCATCTGATGGTTCCCACTGTCATCCGGCAACGGGCACTCAAGTGGGTGAACAATATGTTGTTCAATCCTCTCGTAGTTAGCTAAATATTTAGCCGACATAAAAGACTCCCCTTACGGAGAGTCTTTTTTTTTTGCTTTAAAGAGATTTGAACAATATATTATTAAGGTGAGTAAGTAATAAGAAATGTATTATTAAACTCAGTAACTAATCTATTAGTAAGTACTTGTTATTTACTATTGCCAATTTTGAAAGGATGTCAATGACGATTAGTTTGGATCTGGTTAACAACGATGAGGAATTCAGGAATCTACAAAGAGACCCCATCATCGTAAATGATTTCAAAACTGATACTCAAGAGGAGAAAGATCTAATACTTGGTAAGATCATGACCAAGTATAACAGTGACGTTATGGATAGTGTTCCACGATGTGACTGCGGTAACATCCACGGAGCTGATAGAAAAGACGAATACTGTAAAGATTGTCTGAGTTATTGCTCGCACCGACTTGAAGACAAAATTGAATCCATCTTGTGGGCACGAGTACCAGATGAAGTATCGGGTTTTGTCAATCCAATGGTTTGGACTATGCTCACCAAGTTCTTCAAGAAAGGTGGCTTTGACATTATTCAATGGTTGACTAACACCAACTATACGTCTAACAGTCGTGAACCAGCAGAAGCAAAGTTGATTCTGACGATGGGTATTAAGCGGGGTTACAACAACTTCATTAATAACTTCGACCAGATTCTGGAGTTGATGCTCCAGATCCCCACCTATAAGAAGAAGCAAAACAAGGATGAACTAGTTGGGTTCATTCAGATGTTCCGTGGAAAGATCTTCAGTAAATATCTGACGTTCCCTAATAGGGCGCTGCTGGTTATTGAAAATACTGACTTTGATCGATTCGCAGAACCAGTGATCTTCTCCGCAATCAATGCAATTAATACAATTACATCGATTGACTGCTCTCTTATCAAACCCAAGCTGTGGGTCAGAGAGAATAGAACCGCTAGAACAGTAGCAGCCATTTCGGAATTCACTGAACAATACTTCCGAGATCACGTTGCAAAGAAAACTGGGCTATTCCGTAAACACTTCTATGGATCACGATCTCACCATAGTTTCCGTGCTGTTATTACGTCTATTACTAGACCACACAAGTACGACGAGATCCACGTTCCATGGATTGTGGCGATGGGTGCATTCCGCACGTTCTTGCATAACAAACTTGAACGACGTGGTTATACGCTCAATCAAATCAACGAAAAACTCAACCGACACGCATCCTTGTATGATGAAGAGTTGAATGATATCTTTCTGGAGCTTATCAATGAATCCCCAGAGAAAGGGATTCCTGTAACATTCTGCCGTAACCCTACTCTGGGTATGGGTAGTATTCAGCGTGTACGTATCACTCGTGTAAAAACGGATGTGAACGACCCAACAATCTCCATGAGTATTCTCATCGTGAGAGCGTTCAATGCCGATTTTGATGGCGACGCAATGGGTGCACAAATCATGATGGACAACTTCATGGCGGATATGAGTCGAGCACTCTGTCCTCATCGAAACATCCTTGATCCCAATACACCAAGACAGATCAATGACCATCCAAGTATGGCTAAGACTGTTGTGTCCAACACAGGTAATTGGTTTAAGGAAGTTGTTACATCACAGCCAACAGCGGCGATGGAAGAATTCGCACTTTGAAAGGATAGCTAATGGCTACAATAGGTGGTGGATATGCGGTAGCAAGTGCGTTAGCATTTGGTATGCCAGATATCCAAACACAAAACTACTACGCTAGTCAGATTCGCAATCTGTCTAGCATGGGAACAGCTAGTGGATTCTCGGAAGGGTTTCTCAGCGCTGCAATCAAAGTAGTGGATGCATTGGATGCGAACACTATTATTAATAAGGCTACGGCAGCCGTTAATAAAGTACGAGGTTTCTTACGTGCAAACGTGATTAGCCGATTGGTTACGTTGGAAGATCTACAAGTAGCAGGCTCAGAGATGCAGAAGTATCTCATGACTGATCCTGTGGTGCGGGAACGCGCAAGGGAACAACGGATGCATGGCTATAAGGATACTTACACAGATCCTTTCCCACATCTGGCTACAGAAGATCATCCTGACTATCGTGACTCGATGACAGGTATTGTGCAGAATGACGACCAGGGTAATACGTTCTGGATGCAGTATCAACATAACAGAAATGTTCATGAAGATCCTGAACAGGGCAAACTCACCTCTGAACAGAAGTTCTGTATCGTGGATTCTCGTGCAATGATGCGAGAATTCTTGGCGGCGGGTGGTAAAGATCCATCCGATGGTTGGAACGGCGATCTGTAAAATGATCGCATAAACGGACACCCTTCGGGGTGTCCTTTTTGCTTGGATAATAAAAATGGATTCAGATCAAACCTTGGCCTATTGGATTGTTATTGGTGTTTTGATTGTTGCTCTGCCACTTATGAAATGGAAATCAGACCAGCACTTCAAAGCATACTTGAAATCACAACTCCACCCTACCGAACTTGCTCGTTTGGAGACAACCGAGAAAGATATTTATGTTGGTGCAGTTTTTAGTGATGCTCACTTTTATGAGATCTACACTAACGGTAAGGGTGGATTCTACTTCAAAAAGGAGTCTGAATAATGGCAAGTGTTATAGCTTTCATTAAGGTTTTTGCAGTCTTGGTGTTACTGGTACTGGCAGTGATCATCATTGCTGAATTTTTGTATAAGCGTTTCTTCGATAAAACTCAATATATTGAGAAAGAAAACTTTGTCTCTATTCTGAGACAAGGAAATGTGAAGGACGTAATAGTTGTCAACCGATCAAGTGACCGAATGGTTGCTGGTGATGGCGGCTACTATACGTCATAGGAGAAGATAATGATCTGGCCCAAGGTTTTATTCTTTTTTTCTTTACTTGCTATCATAATCGTCTTTGTTACCTACATGTCTAAACGAGATATGGCGGACGATGACGAGGAAGAACCTATCGAGTACGGTAAGGTGGAGTTAATACCAGTTGTCGTTGACATAACCGGTCGTTATCCTCAAGCACATTTAGTAGTTAGAGAATTCTGTATAGATAACTCTAAATACGAAATTCGTACTGATGGTAAAGGCGGCGTCTACGAATGCTTATCTTCACTTTATGATAAAGTATGTGATGATCTTTATAAAGAAATATCATCCAATCATAAAACTAAACCTAGAAAACCACTTCATCATTCTCACAGAGATAAGTTCTAAAAATGCCAAATGTACCTGATTTAAGTGTAAAAGGTTGGATTACCAGCCCTTTAGAGAAAGCAGATAAACTGCTAGCGCATTTCTATGCTGCTGAATTCTCTCAATCGAATCTATTCCCTGAAGATGTCCATTCGTTTACTTATATTCTCCAAAAGAATCTGAATAATCAAAAGGGTTTAGAAGTTGATTTGGTAGATTCGTTAACCAGATACTTCAACAAGTATTTCATTAACGCAACTGCCACTGCTACAGTTACTGATGATGTTGGTAGCGCTAGTAAACAAACTGTAACCATCACTATGACTTTTGAGACACCGGACGGTAAAAAGTTTGATCTCTCAGATGTAGTGACTGTGAAGGGTTCACTGTTTGAACGTTACACACATTTGAATAATACTGGTGTTCTTAGAGATACAGAGGATGTTGAATAATGGCTACTAATAACAGTATTGATGCTGCTGCGGCAGATGTATTAGGACGCTTCAAGGATCAGGAAGAAGTAGAGCGTGTGTTACTACCTCGTCTACCTGAGACTCTTTTTGTGGAATTCTTCCTGCCTTTGTTTAGAGGTGATATCAAAGATCCTCTCTTAGCGGAAGAGTATCGTAGCAAATGGTTTACTTTAGCTAGACATCCTCAAGGTGAAGTTAATATTATCGATGAACGAGGTAATGTTCTTTCACTACGCCTAGTTACAGTTACACCAAGATGTTTGATCCTACTAAGTCAGACGTTACTGGTAGCTTTAAGGATCTCATTACTATTGCTAATCAGATGGGATCAGCTAATCCTATCCGAGCTAAGCAGTATCTTGAGAACAATCTGGTCAAGAAATTTGATGCAATGCGTGTCAAAGGCCATGTACTGACCAAGGAAGAAGAACGCTGGATTGCTATCTTCCAAAGATATGCATCAAAAAATGATGATAATACTTCTAGTGGAAATTCTGTAGGCGGTACTAAACCTAGTACCTTATCAGATGACGACTTAGAAGATGTAGATGACTAATAAACTAAGAATAGCTTCTTTTAGTGATGTTCATCTAGGGGCCAACAGAACCACGACACCTGAGATTCTGGCTGGTCTCTACGATGCGTTCGATAAGAATCAATTGTTCGAAAACATTGATGTTCTCATCATAGGTGGAGATTTATTTGATCGTTTACTTGAAGTTAACAATGAGCATTTAACGAGCATTATCGTTTGGATGTCTTATGTTATTCGACAATGTGAACGTAAGGATATTACTCTCTTAGTTCTAGCTGGTACTAAATCTCATGACCGTGATCAAAACGAACTATGGGTATCTACCGCTAGGGCAATGAGATCTAGTTGTAAACTTCATTATGCTAATACGCTGAGTATTGAGTATTTTAAAGATTGGGATATGAATGTTTTGTTTGTTCCTGATAACTTAAATCCAGATTCATCCGTGACTTGGGCTGAGTTAGAAGAGCTAATGGAAGCTAAAGGTTTGAAGAAAGTTGACTTTGCTGTGATGCATGGTCAATTTCAACATCAATTACCTGAGTTCATTAGTGAGAAGAGTCCAGCTACTCATAAGAACTCTAACTATCTTAACATCGTAGAGCACTATATATTTGTAGGACACATTCACACACATAGTGTCTATGACCGTATTTTAGCTCAAGGTAGTTTCGATAGAATGGCTCACGGAGAGGAAGAACCTAAAGGCTTCCTTATGGCAGAGATTAATCTACGTGGAAACGTATCAGATGACTGGTTCACTTTCATACCTAATCCAAGGGCCAAGAAATACATCACCATTAATTGCCTTGGTTTAGAACTAGACCAGGCATTAGTTAAAATTGCACAAGAGATAGAAATCTTAAGCGATGGTGAATATGCTCGCATTGAAGCAGAGAAAACTAGTCCCATCTTCTCCAACATGGAAGAAGTTATGAGAATGGCTCCTCTGATTAAATGGAGCACATTAAAACGTGACTTAGAGCAAGAAGCACAGGAGAAGGTTATTGATGCCCAGCCTGAACTGCAAGAATGGAAACCCATAAGAGTCGATAAGACTAATATTGTGGAAGTCGTTCAAGCGGAGTTAGCTAGCATGATGATTGATCCAACAACTTCTAACTATGTTATGGAAGTAATTCAACGAATTAAGTAAAGGAACAAGGAAAATGACTAGTCCAGTTTACGAACGCGATGTGTCAGCTTTCCCTTTTTCGGTCGGGACCTCACTAGCAATCGAAAGTTTGTTTGAAGGTCCTGACACTCCAATCGATCCCGACAGACAGATACCGCAACAAGTTAACATTACTGACTATAATGAACTTTGGATTAATGTGGGTACTCTTTTCCGTAACCTCTACACTGCAATTCCTAGGGATCGTGTCCAAGACACGGTCTCTAGGGATTGTGTAGATGCGTTAGTGGATGAGATGACTCAAATCCGTGAATTAGTGAATGAACAGTCACAAGGGAAGACTAGGGTCATTTACTATATCTGTAGCTACAAGGGATTGGAGAAAGAGTTCAAGGGAGCATTACGTCGTATACCAAACACCGATAAACAGAAATTTTATCAAAATCTACTTGATGAAACTCTCAACAAACTTGTAAGACGAGTTAGAGAAACTCGTGAACTTGATATCAGAGAGTTTGATGTAATCATCTTTCCAGATGAGAGAGTTAAAGCATTGATGATTACTCATTACGCTGTTGATCTTTTATCTGCTAAAAGGTTTAGGTCATTAGATCTTTTAGAATCTCACACCGGGGTTCTGAAGAAGTTCAATACTTGGTACACAAAGTACTTCAATGGTAAAGAACTAATGATGATTCCTTTTAATGAACACTTGATTAAGTTCTTTGGTGACAATGACTTAATCGTGCCATTTCATTTCAAAGTAAGGCGTGTGATTCAGGAAGTAGCCGAACGAAATAAGTGGAATTACGCAACCACTATGCCTAAAGTTCGTGCTGATTTAAGTACGATTAAGGATCATTTTGCAAGAAACGAAATCTTGAAAATGCTGTAAAGAAGTTCGCAAAACTTAAAAATTGTACTTTTTACAAACCAGTTGCATAATGTGTAGAACATTTCAACGTGGTCATTCATTACTCTTTTGAACCAAAGTCTAGAAATGGCTGAATGGTTAATTATTCCTGAGGAAAAGAAAATGTCAGATTGGAACAACTCCACCCCCGCTACTCCTCCTGCTGGTGCAGGTCAACCTACTGTGGATGCACCAGCAAAGCCTGCTGATGGTACTACTCCCGCACCTACTGGCCGTCTGAGTAAGAATATTACTCTGTCACAGTTCTCGATGTACGCTCCTAGCGTGAAGAATCCAGATAAGCAACTGCGCCTGAACATCGGTGTCAGTGCTACTGGCTTCCCATTCATGAACGTGGATGCTGATGAAAACATTCAAGAACGCACCAAGGAAAACAACTTTGGTAAGTTGACTGCTCGATTGGGTGGTACTGTGTTCTATACCATGCTTCAAATGTTGAAGTTGGCTAAGACCAAGGAACCCGGCTGGAAGATGGGTCTCCAAAATTTCCACAACTACATCAATGGCCAAAAGGTTGATAAGCCACAACACGTCAACGATGTTCTGATTGGTACTGACAATGATGGTTGTGTTTGGATGACTATTGTTGAAAATGGTCGTGAATCTGTACGTTTCTTCTTCGGTCCTTCGGATTGGCATAACTGGAAGAAGGGTGATGGTGAAGTGGCTACTCGTAAAGAGATGAACCATTGGTCTGTCGAAGGTTACGTTAACGGTGTAACTGCTGCAATGTCTGCAATCATGGGTCTTCATGCAGTGAATGGTACTGGTGAAGAGAAGTTTGGCTCTGGTGCTCCGTCTGCCGGTGGTAACAGTGGCGGCTGGCAGAAGAAGCCTTACCAAGGTGGCGGTAACAACAACTGGAAGGATCGCCAAGGTGGCGGTGGCTGGCAGAAGAAACCATGGCAAGGTGGCCAAGGCGGCAATGGAGGTGGCCAAGGCGGTTGGCAAAAAAAGCCATGGCAGAATGGCAACAACAATGGAAACGGCGGTGGATGGAAGAACAACAATGGCGGCGGTTGGAGACAAGGTGGTAACAACTTTGGTAACAACGGCGGTGGTCGCGTTGAGCAAAGCAACGAAGTTGCTGATACTGGTGATATTGAATTCTAAACCAGCATAAATAGATAGCGGCCTTCGGGCTGCTATCTATGAAACGAGTTGATACTATTTTTTTATGACAATATATTATTATATTGATCATAATGGAATTGTACTTTGAAAGGGTATCCATGCAATTCGTAATCCCATCCAATGTCGTTCTCTCAGAACGCAAGGAGTGCTATGTAGAGCACAAGGGTCAACAGATTCCGTTCAGCATTAATGCATTCACAAGAACGGCGTTTGAGTCAACTACAGAGAAGTCCCAGATCTTCTCACATATCAACCGATACATTGAGTCTCTAGGAGAGAAGGCTCAAGATCAGATTTTTCAAATCTATTCGAATATCAAGAACATCTTTGATACTGTTCCTGAGTTCGAACCAGCAAAGCGTAAACTGCTTGATGAAGTTGGCATTTTGTATCAGTTCTTCAATTACGACAGTATTGCGAACTGGCTGAAATACAACTCCCAAGACATCGTTCTGCCGTCCACGAAGCACATTCGCACGGAATATACGGAGATCGATGATCGCAACCATACCAAAGACAAGACCTATATCTTGTCTGATTATGTTGATCTGATTGTACTGATTGTGCAATTACGACCCATGATCTTTATCTGGGGTGAGTTCATCAGGAACTTCTCCAGTGCTACCGGGACTACTTTCAAGGAATACTCAGCGTATGACTTGCTCAGTAAGACGGGTGTTCTCGAAACCAAGGCATTGATTAAACTTGAGACGTATGTCCGAGTGATCACACCAGCAGAAGGTAGCCGTGAGGCTATTGTAGAGTTTATCAGTTCTGAAGACTATCCTCTTTGGAATCTCGCTGTATTGGTGGTTCGCAAAGTTTGTCTGTTCGATGTCCGTGGTTTGGTAGACGATACACCTACTATTATCCGGCACATCTCCACCCATATTCGTGAAAAGATTAAACATTCGAGCAATAGTTTCGATGGTCAAATTCGTGACAAGAATGACAACAACTCAGATAACCAATCTGAAGAGCAACAAACCAGTCGTTTTGAAGCCATCAAGACTAAGGAGTTGACAACAACTGGTGACCGTGTATTCATTGAACGTATGGTCCGTAATCCGTTGTTGTTAGCACAACAGCTTGATCCAACATGTCCACCTGAGTTGGTTATGGAGTTCTACAAGCTCTTGACCCATCCAGATTTGCCTAAGTTGGTGCTTACCAAAGTACAAAAGACGATCACACGCCAAGTGTGTTCATTGGTAATTCCGCATCGTGGTTTTGAATATCTTGCAAAGGAGAAGATGAATTGCGTAGCTGCTGCCCAAGCAGTGTTGTGGAATCAAGGCCATCATCTGTTGGCCGGTATTCTGTCCGCGCAATCCCTGTCAGAGATTAAAGAAGATTACATTAATGCTAGTAGCGAAAGTAAGAGTAAGGTTCAACCCGAACTCAAGGATAAGCTATTGGGATTGTTCCCATTCACAAAGAAGTCCAAAAGCGGTAAAGAATCTGATGTCGCTACCAGCGCTATCGATTTTATCGTAAAAGAACTCTCGAATGAAACATGGATTCTCAGGCTGCCACCTGAAAAGGTAGCAATGGTGAACCTGGCTAATCCAACATTACTGCGTTTGACGATGCCGCCAAACATCAAAAACAATGTAATTGAATATGGGATATACATCGCATCCCGCATCCCACCAGAGTTGAACAACTCAAAATAATCCATTTTTGAAGGAAGGTTAGTATGAATAACTTTGGATCGGCCGCAAGCCATAGTTTCGGTCGTCGTGTGAACAACGTTATTTTCCGTAACGTGACACTCAATGAAGTGACTCAGTTTGCAACCCAAGGATTTCGTCCGTACACTGCAAACCACGACACGAGATCTGTCGTGGACAACGCAATGAACATCATCGGTGAACGCAACTTTAATCTGGGTCGTTTCTCCCCAGATACCATCGGTAGCATCACTGATAACATGATTGGCGTTAGTGGTGCGGCCACCGGCAACATTGGTATCGACAATGGTTGGAATAGCGTTCGCTACATGTTCAGTATCATTGTTGATGTCCAGATGTCATCGGGTGGAACTATCAACTATATTGTCTCGGGTTTCACTGATACTAATAATATCAACGTGAGTGCGAATCACATCAGTATCGATCCGAACATTGTGCTGCATATCACTAATATTGCAGAAGGTCGTTCTACGAATGGTGGGTTGTTTATTGGTCGCTCTGACCAGATTCTGACTCGTCAACACTACATGAATGACTTCAATGCCAATGGTACGGAGTTCCATTCTCAACGTCCGATTGATGTGTTCACCACGATGAAGGCGAACATGTTCAAGCAAGATGGAGCCACGACATTCACTAATACTGAATCGTCTCTGGGAACGCCTGTGTTTGGTAATCGCTTTAACAACATTCCGAATTATTATTCGTCCAATATCTTCAACAGTTACGTTGAAGCTGCCACAACGAATGCGGATACTGTTGGTGAGGGTTATCATCCTGAGATTGCTGAACTGACCAACACCAAGGCTGCATCTGAGGCATACATTTCTGGTAACAAATTCCTGGAGTACCTGAATGCAAACAACGACGGTTTCACCACCAAGACATCGTTCCGTTGGGCTGACTTGCTTGCGATTGATCCACACATCATGGATCGTCTGCATTTGAACCGTTTGTCTGACCGTGAACGTTTCCTACCGAGCACTGGTTTGATCACTGCAAACACGAACAATCGTTCGGATATGCTGGGTCAAATTGCATCTGTGTTGGCTACCAGTATTCCTGCACTGGCTAATAAGTTCAATCTCCAGATCGTTGGCTTCATTGCCAACAACATGTTCGGTAATCACAATGTGGTAATCGATCCGAGTACGCAGTCGTTCAACCCAATGACGACACGCTTGCACGCTGATCAGTTCTCACACGCTCTGCCGTCTCAAGTATTTGACAGTCTCTTCACTAACATGCAGCTCGTGTATGAGATGCAGGTTTACTGTCAGGTTAACTCTGAGACATTTATTCGTCTTAACGTCCATGGATTGGGTAATGAAGACTTCTTGATCCCAACCTTTGCAGAATCTCTGTTCACACCGACGGTTACCAATCAAAACGGTACTATCGATAGCATCAGTGACACTGTGAAGTTTGTAACAGCTAAAATAGCTGAAGAAAGCAATGTCGGCACGACGCGAAATGCAGCAGATAGCTTCATGCAGCAAATCGCGGATAACAAAACACCTGGCTCGTTTGGTAGTTTTGGTAGTACGTTCAACAACAATGGCGGCTTTACCGCTGGCTCTTCCGGTGTTTAAAAAGGAACCGAAAACATGTCTGAAAAGAAAAACTTGATCCAAATTTACAAAGATATCTTGTCGACTGCTTGGATGTCGGCCAATGAAAAAGGTGTCATTAGCCGTCTGATCGATCCTGAGACAGGAGAGAAATCTCCTGTCATGATTGAAGACAACACGGACAATAAGAAAAAGAAGACGGCAGTTTTGCCTATTAAGGAAAATCTGGTTGGTTTGGACAGCAATGAATTCTTGGTGATTCATCCGCTCAATGAAAATCCCAGCAAACCAGCAAGTCCCGTAGTAGATTTCCTGCGTCGAATGATGTCGGTTCGTCTGAACTGGGTTTTGTCAACCATGCTTCCTGAACTGTTGGTGTTCGCATCCAGCCCGGCGAAACATGATCTACTCAAACCCGAACAGTTGGATATCCTGACTTGTCTTGCAGATGCCGGTAAAGATTCGGCTAGTAAGTTCTTGAAACTGCTGGAGGCATCTAAGGCCAAGAATGGTCACTTCTCAACTATCGTGTCGGTTTATCTGACTCGTGGTGGCGTGGTAAATGAAAAGACTTATCACCGTGCTGCCATTGTGAAATTCACCCTGTATGAAGAATTGCTCAAAGCTGGTTCCGATAACGTGGTGATGGGTGTGAAGCTGTCCAAGAAGGATCGTGACCTGTTCAAGAAATTGTTCGAGCGTGTGATTCCTGGCATCGATAATCCGCAACATTACAGCACTGGCAGTAATGCCAATGTAGCTCCCTTCATGGACTCGATGATGAACACGTTCCTGAAACTGTTCAGCATTACCAATGACATGGTGGAAAACTACAAGGTAGTGTTCAGTATTCCTGATCTGATGACTGTTCCGATGGAGTGGTCTGATGAACTGATGGATATCGATAGCCTGTCGTCGATTGTTCGTCTGGTGCCGCCTCAACGTGGTAATGAAGGTGATTCCCGTGTGGACGAGAAGCTTCGTGAGGAGCACTCGGCTAATATGGGTAACTTCAAGAGCACAGCAGCTAAGGATGCAGCAGGTAATAACTTCCAGCGTCCTCAGCCTGTTACTCAACAGCCAGAACCACAGAAGCCAGCGGTTAATCCGAATGGTACTGTGTCGTTCAACAGCGGCGTCACAACATCGTTCAATCAGCATCAACAACAACCTACGACTTTCGTACCTCCATGGGAAAACCAACCCGTGACTGGCTTTGGTAATAACCAAGCTCAAGCAAACAACGGTAAGGTTTCGTTCAGTTCGCTGGCTGTTGGTCAGCAAGCGCAATCGAACTTCCAAGGTTTCCAGAATCAAGGTCGCAATACACCTTTCGGTGGCGGTAGCTTTGGTGGTGGATTCAGCGGAGTCTAAGACAGCATAAAGAGAGTACCTTCGGGTACTCTCTGAATGTTTTCTTTTTTATTTTGGATTCTTCTTGATCTGTGTTTTCAGAGTATTCAATAAACGCTTTATGATCTCAGTGTCACAAACCACGATAGATTCTTCAGTTCCCTGGAAGTCCGAAGGATTTCTCAATCCATTTATTCGCAGTACCGCATAATGGTATTCCATTGGAATCTTCAGATGAAATAACAAGCCATAAAAGTCAGCAGCATACTTAAAACTAACCATTGGGGCAATTGGTACACTGTTGTTAGACTTGTGATTTCTTAAAAAGATAATGTGGTCTTCAATCATCTGCCTATACTTGCTAGTATAAAAGCTAGAATCACCTTGCGGAACCATGTTGTTTAGTAGTGTCATAGCTGTCTTTGATTTAAATTAAATACGGCGATATATTATTAACGTGGTATATGCAACCATACTTGTTTTGAAAGGATTGTCAGTGGAGAATAAACAGAAAGAAGGGTTCTTGATTGGTAACTATGTTACCAAGTTGTTCCCTCATGAAGTGAGACGAACCCATTTGGGTATCGCCGGGATGAATCCTATCCCTCTACATGATTCCTCAAGTCGTGTGCAGATGTTCTGTAGCCACTTGGGACAGAAGCTGGTGTTCCATGGAGTTGAAGAAAACCAAATCCAATCGGGTTTGGAATATGAATTCGCTAAAGCTAACTTTCGTGTAGCAATGCCCAAACGTGGCCGAATCTTGGCAGTGATTCCTAGGTATGGTCAAGCAATGGGTGCGGATGCAATTCGTGAGAACCCTGAGACTTTCGTTATCTATCAAGATATTAGTGATCGAAACACTATCGGTACTATTGATATCTTGAGCCTTGAGAGGCATTTCAGCTATCACCCATACTTTGGTTTTGACTATAAGAATGGTGAAGGTCTTAAGAATCTTCGTAAAGACGAAGTGATCGAAGAAGATACGGTTCTTCTGGAGACGCCCACTACCTCTGAGACAGGTGGTTACAAATTTGGTATCAATGCCAAAGTAGCACTGATGACTCTCCCAGAAGTATCTGAGGACGGTGTTATCATTTCTGAGTCCTTTGCCGAGAAGCTGAAGTTTTACAAGTATGAAACTCGCTACATCGAATTCGGTAAAGATCAGTTCCCATTGAACATCTATGGAGACGCTGAGAATTACAAGTTCTTGCCAGAAATTGGTGAACGTGTTCGTGATGACGGACTGTTAGCAGTATTGCGTGAGATTGACGATGAGATGTCTCTCGTTGATCAAAACGTAAACACCACTCGTGTGGTTGACCATGTGTTTGATACCAAGGTGCACGTAGTTGGTGGAGGTGTGGTCGAAGATATTGTGGTTATCTGTAATGACGATAGTCAGAACAGAATCACAGCCCAGACCAAGCAGCTTGAGAAGTACATTGTTGCTAATACAGCGTTTGATCGCCGTATCTTGAGCTTGCATAAGGAAATGGTTAAGAAGTATGGTCAGGATAATCTGCCTTATAGCGGAGCATTCTATCAGACCGTGCGTCAGAGTTTGATCACAACGAACATGGAAGGTAAAGAAAAGATTACCTTGCAACATCGTAAGTCACAACTCGATCACTTCCGAGTAATCGTCGTAGTTAAGAAGGAAATCAAACCTAACTATGGTTTTAAGATCACCAATCTTGGTGGTTGTAAGGGTGTGGTGTGTGGAATCCGCAAGGATGAAGACATGCCGATTGATCAAGATGGTAATCGTGCAGATGTGATTATGGACCCCAAGGCATTCGTTAACCGAATGACCATGAGCGGGTTGATTACACATTTCTTAACTGCCACTGCTCGTGACATTGCGAAGCGAGTGCGCGTTAAGCTAGGCATTGAGCATGGTGAAAAGCGCTGGAGTGGTGATCGCAAGATTCGCCAATTGGTCACATCCAATCCCGGTTTGGTAAAGGAGTGCTATGAGTACATGTTAGAGTTCTTGCGTTTGTGTGCGCCATTACAACACGAACGATACGAACAGGAGCAGTTCAATTCTGACATGGCATTGAGTTATGTGGTGACATCGTGCATCGATAAGATGTATCTGTATACACCGCTGGAGTTCTCTCCTGAGTATGCCAAGAACATCCCTATCATCAATGAGAAATTTAAACCATTGAAGGGACCAGTCCAAATCACTAAGATGAATGGTGAGAAAGTTTGGACTAAAGAGAATGTCATGATCGGTGACATGTATATCATCGAATTGGAAAAGATCGGTGATGACTTGTCTGCTGTGGCTTCTGCTAAGACTCAACACCATGGTGTGTTGGCTCAGATCGGTAAGCAAGACAAATATTCGGATAGTATCCGTAACCAACCAATTAAGGGCATTGGCGAACCAGATGGTCGTTTGTTTGTAGCGTATTGCCCGTTGCCGTTCATCGCTGAAATGATGGATCGCAATAACAATCCTATTGTCCACAAAGAGCTTATCACCAATTCGCTCAATTCGGATAAACCGACCAACGTTCAATGTTTGGTAGACCGTAAACAATTCGAATACGGTTCCACCAAACCAATCCAATTCCTTGATCATCTGGCAGCTTGCAGCGGCTGGAAATTGGTCTACCACTCGCACAAGAAGGCAAAGGCTTAAAGCAAATGCAGAACTTACGAAAGTACAGTGCTAAAAGTATGCTTCAATATTCCACTGAGGAACTCATCGAGCGACTCAGTGGCTCTTTCATCCTGGTATTCGAGGATGGAGAACTGGTAACCAACTATAAGGAAACCATTTATAGCTCTTTCATTTGGGACTATCATCGTAAGTTCCCGTATCTACCGCTCAAGAAGAGTCACCATGTAGCAAGTCTCTTCAAGCGTGACGAACAAGGGAACTATGTTTCAGGTAATAAGGGTGGCACACACATCAAGCTGACTAACACAGTGATGTGGGATCTCCATGCAATCAAGAATGCGTCGAATCCAGCTATCTTTGATGAGGAACTATGCGAGCTTGCATTTATCCATATCAACAACCTGTACAACTATCTGTCGTCCCTGGACGAATACGTTGAATCTTTCGATATCTTGGATTATCTCGAAATCCGAGAATTGATGGAAGTCAGGCAGGTCTTGAATGACATCGATACTGATGAGAGCATTAACGTTGCTTACGATACAGTGTCGAAGATTATCAAAACTGATGGCAGGCTCAGTCGTAATCCATTAGTTCGTGCTGACCGTGATGGATCTATCAAGCACATGCAATTGCTGCAATGTTTGGTGGCCCGTGGTAAGACAACCGATATCGACAGTTATCAGTTCAAGGAACCTATCAAGCGTGGTTATCTGGATGGCTTCAAAACCATCTACGAGACTATCATTGAATCTCGCCCTGCTTCTCAATCGTTGTTCTTTAACAAGGACACTCTGAAGAAGACTGAATACTTCTCACGTCGTCTTCAGATTCAAACGATGATTGTGGAACGGGTTCATCCGGGTGACTGTGGTAGTCAAAACTATCTGATCTGGAAACTCAGTGGTGAAAACTACGACTCTCATGGTCGTTTGACCAAGAAAAAGGATTCACATTACTTCCAAGGTAAGTTCTTCTTGAATGAAGAAACTGGTCAGTTACAAGAGTTCAAAGAATCAGACGAACAATACATCGGTAAACGTCTGAAGTTCCGCTCTCCTGTAGCTGGTTGCTTCCATCCTGATCCGAAAGGTATTTGTAGCACTTGTTATGGTGCTCTGGCATCTAGTGTGCCAACGAATGCCAACCTGGGTCACCTGGTGGCTGCATTCATCATGGCTAAGATTAGTCAGTCGATTCTGTCTCTGAAACACTATCAGGGTTCGGCATTGATTGATCGTATCGAGCTTGACCAAAATCAAGGACGCTTCTTTGTCACCAATAAACTCGCCAATGCTTATTTGATTAAGCCTAATTGGAAGGGTAAAGAACTGAAGATGGTTATCCCGAAAGAGGAAATCGTCGGTATCACTGACTTACAGTTGGTTGATGATGTTCGCACGTTTGGTTCGATCACGCACTTCAGTTAGATCTCCAACGTAACCTTCATTATCAAGGATGGTTCTATCTCTGACAGTGTTCCTGTGGACATTGGTATGGGTAGACGCCTTGGTTCTCTGACGTTCCAAGCCCTGGAGTTCATCAAACAACATGGTTGGGATTATGATGTCAAGGGTAACTATATCATCGATCTGAAGGACTGGAATCCTGAGACGATTCTGATGAAGTTGCCGGACATTCATGTAACAGCTTCTGATCTTTCTAAGGAGATTGAATCTCTGAT